TCTGCCTTTACCAACAGACATAGGATTAATAATCTTCAGGTGATCCCATAAATTCATAATCCTGTGGATCATAATATTGGGAAGAATTCTTCTGATATGCCTCGTCATAAACATTCTTTCGCACCAATGTTTCCCAAGAAGGGAATCCTTGACTTATTTCCTCAACAGTAATTCCCATCTGACGCATTTTCCCCAGATCGCCTTCTTCTGCTCGTCTCCACAATTCCTCTTTCAGAGTGGCTGGAGTATAACCCTCCTCCTTCACAATAAGGGCATAAAGGATACGAAGTCGCTCGTATGTGTCCGGATTCGACGCATACGTTCCATATGCATGCGACACGATACTGAGAACAACATCGAGGGGTTCTCGCACTTCCCGAACCTCTCTAGAATACGCAACTCGAATCATCACGTCTCGCGTCTCACGATACGGCAAATACCTACACTGCCCTGGATATTTCGGATCTCCGTAATACGGGTTGGGAACAAAGTAATGGCGGAGAAACATAACCCCTTTCTTTACCAGATACCCATCCTTAACGGTCGAACAGAAAGGCAGATCCACCTCTAAATCTCGAATTGTCACTCCAAAAAAGCGCTGAACAAACTGGGCAAACGCTTGTCCGGAAAAGTAACCAGCATATAGTCCGGCTCCAGTACGAAACACATGATCATCCCCATACACCACCATCTTAATAACATCAAGAAAATGTTCTTCCAATCCCTCTCGAATCTCTTCAGGAGAAGAATGAATTGTGTGAACACAAAAAGAGATAAGATAGATCAGCATTACAAACGAATCCATATGCGAAGTATCCAAAATTCCCGATGGTACTTGAGCATGCACAGAGGCCCACCGACGACCATACAAATGAGTGATTCTATTTAACTGGACTTGGCACAACCACTTACACAATTCCACCAAGATAGGATAGTCTTCATCGGTCTCATCATGGTAGGCTAAATGTGTAGACCAATACAAATCAATAAACGGACGAATCACTGATTGATCAAACTTATCCACATCTCCTGCAAACAGTTGACGGACCCACGGCTCATCCCATACCCCCAGACTTTTCGCCAGAGAGTCTGCGCCTCCTCGAGACCACTTCGACCCGATTCTTATCGCCTCTCCACGCTCTCGCATCATCCTCGGAAGTGACACAACACGCGATATCAATATGTAGATCGATGAAGGAATGACGAACACTCTGCACTTCTGCCTAAATGCTCGCCAATTGTCATCGTTCCACTGCTTAGTAAAAGAAAAAAGATATTCATTCTTAAACGAATTTTCAAAATACACCGCAGGAGCCTCTCCAGTACGGATGAAATCTACGAATGCAGTCACATCCTGTTCAAATGTGTCAATTTTCTTCCCTTTAGCCCGCACTTCAATAGGAACTGGATATCCAGAAATATTTCGCGACTCCGCATTGTTAAGGCCCCCAGCAGAGCCCAAATACATAGGGTGAAGAGGCGAAAGATTTATCTTAATTTTTTCCTTGGTCCGATAATCTGACCCCACAATTCTATAGTAATGCCGAAGAATTTCCTTAACGTGCTGAAATACCGGCAACGGCTGATCCCCTATCAATGGACGCTGCATAAGCAACAAAGTATTCATCATTTTATGGTCTTCATACAGGCCCGACCCAGTCGAAACCCAATGCGGACGACCATTTGTCTTCCCAAAAGCCCAATGGTAAGACGAAAAGTGACGAAGCACCAACGACGATAACGTAGGATACGCGTCATAATCCCAAGCACGAGCAAAGTCAGAACTCGACAAGCCCAAATGAGATTTATGCGCTGAAAAATATAACTCGTCTGCTTTCGCAAAGTACTGTTTCACAGTCGGATGTGGTGATGGGTCTGGAACTTCCCGAGGCCACACCGACCGATCCTGAAATGGCGGATCAATTAGGGTAATATTCGACCCCTTCCGAAGGGACGAAACAAAATAAGAATCCTCTAACTGCGCCTCCGATGCCGAGGGATTTGCAAGTAACACTCGTGCACGCGCTATGATGTCGGCAAACTGACCCTGAATGGTTGGAGCATCAGACGTAAATACACGCCCTTTAAGATCTGCACACAACCCCTTCAAAGTCACTCGACATCCACACGTGTCCGAATGAACACAATTTTCATTAGTCCACTCCAATGCAAAATTCTGCATTAACTTCTTCTTCTTAAACAATTTCTTAAACTCCGCAGGGAGTTCGGAGGATTTGCGTACAAACTTTTGCACTGCTCGGAGGTCACTATCAGGAGTAGCAAACGGTAACGTAATCACGTCGGCTACTTGTTACAGCGTCCAGCCG